AGCGACTTTTGCGTTTGCTAACGCAGCTTCGCGGACAGCTTTAGCGTCGGCGATAGCCTCTTTGAATAAGTCTTTGTTTGACATAAATTGTTCTCCTTAAATTTAATTGAGGAAATAAGATTATTGGGAATCTTAATGTGGGGTTTGTAATATACCCGAGGTTGCATAAGAATGAGCAACCTATTATAGGATGCTCATAAATATATGTAGATACTAAAAACCGTGAATTATTTTAACATAATGGACAAACACCAGTTGCGTTACAAATAATTTCAGTTATTAAACCATTTACTTTACTATAATCTTTTATAGATCTGTGTTGCTTAGATTCAGCTAATGACATATAAGCCATTGGAGTTGAAGGTACTGATACTAAATCCCAACATAATAGTTCAAAATCGTCTTGTACTTCAACTGTTTCACCTAATTGTTTAACACTACCCATACCACGAGATGATATTCCAAGAGGAATACCAGCCATTACTAATGCTTTAGCAATGTTACCAGAAGGTGTAGGTAATAGTTGTAATTTACCCATTAAGTCATTACCTTTCCACCACACTTCTGTGATAACGTGTGATGTATTTGATAAGTTTACAACAGAGGCTTCAGGATGATCTAATTCACCCAAAGCAGTGCGAGTTTTTACAGGACCGTCTGCATATTTTTTAACTTCTCTTTCAAGAATTTCACGTGGATACACACGACCATTACCATTCTTTTGTTCAGCTTCTTGTAATTTACCAATAAGGGTAACAAGAGATTTACCTTCACCTAATTGCTTATTTTCAGCAATAGTAAGTTTTGCGCTTTGGAATGGGGTGTGGTCTATTAATAATGCTTTCATATTATTATTTTTCTATTGCTGCTAGAGGATCAATTAAATTATCACGTCCATCAAATGTTTCATCCATAGCCATTGCAATGTCATCAATTTCTTGTTCATCACTTTCCATTTCTGCTAATACTTCACGTACTACTTCTTCAAGTTGTGATTTAAATTTATCAAATGAAGCACCTAAATTAACACCTGGTCTAAATCCTTTATTTACTGGATTTAATCCATCAATATCGATTGAGCTGAAGAACATTCCAGTACTAGCTTTAAATATTGCTTTTACTTTACCTTGTTCTTCTTTAAAACCAGCTATTTTAATTTTTTCACCATTATCAATAGCAATAGCTTCATCGTTCATACTAAACACATTGCCTTCGTCGTTAGTAGCTTGTACGATTTTACCTTTTAGATCTTTTTTAATTTGATATTTTTCAGGATCTGCAGGTTCATCTTGGAACATCATTCTTTCTTCTACTTCTTCAAGCTTTTTTTTTGGAACTGGTTTCATTTGGTTTTCTTTATCAACCAATTCAGTTTCATCTTTTTTCTTAGCAATAGCTTTCTTTTCTTTACTAGGAGTAGCTTTAACATCTACACCAGATAATTTAAGCTGAGTGTAGTAGAATGGATTTTCTTTAAGATGATCTAGTGCAATTTTTTTAGCTATATCTAATTCATCTGTATGTTCTAATTCAACTTTAATACCAATTCTTAATTCGTGGGGGTTGATTTGGTTTGGATTTAATTCAGCTTTAGCTTCTTTTTTCTTTTTAGCTTCTTTTAAATCTTTTTTAACAGTTACTTTAGTAGCTTTGTTCCAAACTTTAGTAACTTCGTTACCAGTTTTAGGATCTTTAACAGTAACTTCTATTTTACCAGATGGTGTTTTAGCACCAGCAGATATGCTAACTACTTCTAAACCAGATCCACCTAATATATCACCTTTCTTTAAGCTGCTAACAGAAATAGCATCTTTAGATACTTTATAAGATTTTTCATTTAATTCTTCTTCCATTGGATCAAATTGAGACATAATAGCTTCTTCGCCTTCTTTCTCTTGTTCCATTTTCTTAATCATTGCCTCTAATTCATCATCTTCTTCTTCATTTTCATTAGTCCAATCAACATCAGAATCATCTACAGGCTCAGTATAATTGTCAGCATATGCTTTATCACCAACTGCCTCTTCAGGAACCATAGTAGCTAATTTATCTTCATCCATATTATACTTAGCAGCTACTTTAGCAATTGCTTCAGCATATGAAGCACCGTTTTCCATTTCTGAGGTTACTTCATCTAAAAGATTATTTTCACCTAAAGCAGCTTCAGTTAAGATAGCTTTGTTTTTAAGGATACGAACAGCATCATTAAATGAAGTTACGTTAGTAACGTACTGAGGCATTGTCATGCGTAAATTTCTCATGAAATTGGCTTGTGACATTCTGCCTTCTTTTAAATCGCGGTATTGGTTTTGTATACTTTTCATATTTTATCTGCCTTGTCCTCTGTACGCTTTAGGGCGTGGTGAGTGTTTATTATAAGATTTTTTAGCTTGTCCTTGTTTCTTTTTACCAAAACTAATTTTGGTTGCTACACTTGAACCTTTTGCCTTTGCCATTACTGTTGAAGGTTTTTAATTTTATTATTAAGATGGTTTACCATTTCTGAAATAGTAGCAACATTCTTTTGAGTTGCTTTCCAATACTTAATTCCTTCTTCTCCTTCGCTTAATTCTTGTTTCATGCGAGAGGTATATTCTACAATACGATCAATTTCAGCTAATTTACGCTTTACTTCACGAATTGCTTTGTGTAATTGTTCAGATTTTGTTCTGAATTTTACTTCAGTTTTAAATTTATTGTAAGTTACTTCGTTAAGTAATTCTTGTTCAATAATATTTAATAAGGTTTCGTTCATAGCAGATTTTTTATTAGCCCAAAGTTCTTTATAATCAAATATTTTAGAATTTTTAGGCATACCTGATGCTCTTTTCCAACCTTCTTTTTCAGCATATTTAGTAGCTGCATTTGTTTTTTGGCCTTTTTTACCAAAAGCGGCAGGAGTTAAGTAACCAGGAACACCAGCTGTAGTAGACATTTCATCTAATTCTTGGCGTACTAATTCTTTTATATATTTCTTTAAATCCATTACTTAACAGATTTTAATTCTTCAATTAATTGATAATATTGTAATAACGAAATGATATTTTCGTCTTTTACACTTTGTGTTTTATCTAATGGTTGTAATAAAGTAACTACTTCAGCTAATTTAATTTGAGTTGTTTTATCAGCTACTGTAGGGATTAAATTATTAATTTCCTCAGTTATAGTAGTAAAGTTTTTATTAACAAAATCACGTAATTTAGTTGTATTAGTGATATTATTAATAAATTCTTTTAATATTAATTTTTGACGATCTGATAAAGTAGCGTATTTGCTATTGAATTTTTCTAACAACATTTTATAGGCTAAGATACGAGTACCTTTGTCCATGTTATTAAATTCTTCCATTACACGATCTTTAACACCTTCTTTATTTACCTCTTTACGAGTAATGTGCTCTAATAATGTAATTTTATTATCAATAATGTGTTGTGGCTCAGTAAATTCTAATGAATTGTGTGCTTCTATTAAATTATAAACCGCAGCTAATTGCTTATAGTTATTGATTTTAGCCTTAAAAAATTCTTCTAAATCATATGCTTCACGAATATCCTTAATTAAGTTATATTTTTCTTTACGTAAAGCTGTTTTGTTTAAACGCAAAGAAGCTTCAAGCGTTGAGTTAATAAACGTCTCAGCTTTAGCTTCAGATAATGATTTAGGCGTAATTAATGCCTGGTATAATTTATATTCTTTTGCTAGTTCAGATTTGCCAAAGTATTTTCTAACTAATCCAATAGCAGCAGAATCTTTATTAGATACAGTATCAGATGCTATCTGGCGAACCAATAGCTCAAATAAGATACCTGTATTCTTGAATTTGCTATGTTTAATTTTCATAATAATAGTATGCACTACCTATAAATATGTGTTTACTGTATATCCTTGATGTTTTTTTCATCTAATAACGATGGTTCCTGATCATCAGTTACAAGTTGTTTGCGAGCAATATTAAAGCTTTCAAACAATCCTTTATTCTTATGTAATTCAAACATAGCCTTTGGTGTGCCACTACCTTCATCAGGTTGGTTTGCAGTATACAAAGTACCATTTTCAATACTACCTAATGGATCTTTACCTAATGGGTCGCGTTGTGTACCTTTAATAGATGCTTTTTCTTTAGGACGACCAACATCACGTTTTTCATCATATCCAGGAGGTACAGGACCGTCTATATCCATTCCTGCTCTACCTTTACCATATAATGAAGCTAGGTCATGAGGTGTACCATATGATTTACCAGTTTTAGCTGGGTCATTACCTTCATTTTCGATTTGAGCTAAACGGAATACACGTTTTTTATCTTCAATTACTTGATCACGATACTCATCATATTGATCTTCACTAAATTGGAATACTTGGTGGTAAATCCAATCTGAAGGTAATAAGTTAGTGTCTTGTATTGACTTAGCTAGATCAACTTTTTCCTTCCATAGTGCTACTTTCTCTTGTTCGTAAACAACAGATGGGGTAGTTAATGATAATTCAAAGTTAGTTAATGCTTCACCATCATATCCTTGAGTATACAAATGTACTAATGCAATTTTATACAATTCAGATAAAATAATACGTTGAATACGTTCAACGGTACGAGCAAAACGAATATCTTCAGCAGCTAATGTAGCTTTACCTTGTAAGTCTTTTTCAAATCCAAAATATGCTTTAGGAATCTTAAGTGCTGCTAACATTTCATCACGTAGGAACGCAACGTCTTCGATAGCATTGTATTCAAGACCCTTAATAGTATCAATTTTAGTTGCAGTATCATTACCACGAGTTGGAAGATAAAAGTCTTCCATCATGTTCATCATATTGTAACGTAAATTATATTCACCTGTTTGTTGATCTATAAAAGGTGTTTTTTTCATCTTTTGCATGATCTTCTGCATGTAACCATCTACCTCATTAGGTGGAATGTTACCAACATTAACAGTGAAAACACGTTTTTCTGGGGCACGTGTGATGCGGTGCAACAACATTGCATCCTTCATCAACACATATTGTTTATAAGTTTTACGAGCAGGCTCAATATACGATCTACCATAAGGTAAATAGTTAGCATCAGTTAATAGTCTAAAGTGAGCTATTTCGTAGTTTTCAAATTTAATCTTACCATCTCTATCTTTAACACGTGATACAATACCACCAGCAGCGATTACCATTGGGTCAATACGGAAACATACATAAGATGGATTATTAGGATCTTGTCCTTCTTCACGAACCATATCATATACTGATAGTGGTGTAACATTATATACACCAAATTTTTCAGCAATTTCCATATGCATATACCAATCGCCATACTTACACATATTTCTAACCCACATCCATAAATTAAATTCGATGTTTAAAACATCGTAAAATAAATTATATAAAATACGTTGAATAGTTTCATCAGCACTTCTAATTTGTAATACTTCTCCAGCTTCATTCTTTAATGTTGCTTCATCAGAAATAATGTCAAGTGCTGAAGAGATAATTGATTCTGTATCCATTGCTTCATAATCAGTATACAACTGAATGCGAAGTGTTTGGTAGTTCATCGTTGGGTTATAAGGCATGTTAGCGCCATAACGATGTAACTTTGTAAATCTATCTATAAGGGCGTTTGTTTTTACGTTACCGTAGGCTTGAATATTATCAACGTCTACTACTTTCAATTGGTTACCACCAACATTACGGATGATAACATCGGTTGAAAATAGACGTGTTAGCCTAGTAAACAAACCTGGTTTTTGATCTGCCATTATCTTGTTTTAATTATACCAATAAATATTTATTACCCTAATACCCATGACATATCTTCGAATTGACCACGTCCGTTATTTATCATATATGGGTTTTGTTGCCCACTAGGTAACATAGGTACAGATGTGTCAAATCCTGTTCTAGATATGTTTGATATCATGGCTCTATTTAAATCCATTCCTTGTTCATAAAAACGCATTGCTGTATCTCTAGTGAACAATCCAATACCTAATGACATTACTAAGTCGTCATTATATCCTTGTTGCGCTTGTGCTTTACCGTTTTGCCAAATAAATACACGTAGTTCTTCTAGCAAACGTTTTGATCTAAACACAAATGCCTTCTCTCGAATATACGACTCCATTTTTGAGATAACAAGTGGTCTTGTTTTTGTTGATGTAGTAAAACCAGGAACTGTTTGTTCATTTTCCATTTTACTTAACCATTTATCCATTTGCATTTCACCATAAGCACGAGGTGAATAATACATTTTAGGATACCCTTTATCTATGATGGTATTAACGACATCCCAACCGACGTTAGCATTTTCAACCACAAGTAAAGCATTATTATACTCAGTAGCAACAGACACAAGCATATTACCATAAGTACGAGTATCAACTTGGGATTTGTATTCAGCCACTTGTTCACACGTTGTAGCATCGATGACGTGAAATGCAGAATAGTCGCTGCCATCACCGCGAGCAACGTCAGCGCATACCAAATACTGCTTAGTATAATCAGGATACTGCCAAATCCAAAAATCACCACCCATAAAGCGGCGTTCCACAGGATCTTGGATATAAGTTTCTTCATAAAAAGATAATAAATCAGGTTCAACAACTGAATTACCAGATCCTAAAAAGTCACAGTCATATTCCTGAGCAAATTCTCTAGGAGACATGTTTACTCTTTCTCTTTCTTCCCAGGCTTCATCTCTTTCAGGGTGTAAATTCCAAGGTAATTTAATTGATTTAAAGTCGTTCTTGCCTATTTCAGCTTCAGCATACATTTTATGAAACCAATTACCTACACCATTAGGAGAGGATAATGCAATGATTCCTCCACCTGTTGCAATTGTAGGTTTAATACTTGTATAAATTCTATCAATACCTTCAATGAAGGCAGCCTCATCCACTACTAGTAACGAAACTGCGTACGATCTACCTGCATCTGATGCAGCTGATGTAGCAACAATTTGAGAGTTATTAGAGAGTTTTAGTGATAATTTATTATCTGATACTGGTTTTTGGTTACCTTTTAACCAAGAAGGTAAGTTATTATACATAAACTGTACCTTTTCAACCATTCCTTTAGCGGTTTCTTGTTTAGTTGCAATACACAACACGGTTTTATCTTTATTAAACAACATTGTCCATAAAGAATAACCAGCTACAAGGGTAGAGATACCTAACTGACGAGATTTATTAATAATGCTAAAACGATTAGCTCTAAAATCATTTAAAACGTCTTCCTGAAACGGATACAGGTGAAATAATACTCTACCTTTGATAGGATGTGTAATGTAACAATATTTTCTAAAGAAATGTACAGGGTCTGTTGCACATTTAATATACTCCTGTTTTATTATTTCTTTAATTTGTGTTTGACTCATGTATATAAATATATAAAAAAAGCCTGCTCTTACGAACAGGCTAGTCATGGGTATGCAAGAGGAATTATTTTGCTATCAAAAGATATCCTAAACCACCAACAATAACAACAGCACCAATTTTGGTAAACTTATTTTTAAGTTTTAACTTTTGATTTTGTAACTGTAAAATGTTATATTGGAATTTCCAATCTTTAATTTGTGTTTCTTGATTCATCATTATATTTCTAAATGATTTTTCTTTAGAAACATATTTAGATATTACTGTATCTTTTAATGATACTTGAGATTCTAAAGTAGCAATAGCTGAATCTTTTAGTACAATAATTTGTTTAGCACCATCTAATTCTACTAAATCCTTGGCTGCACTAACTAATACTGGTTGTGCTACTGGGAGAGGATTTGTGATTGTATCTTTAGGGTAACGTTGATTAAATGAGCTAACTAATGCTTGCTCAGATAATTCATCTATTTTAGATTTTTCTACTTCAATTACTTCAACAATTTTAACAACCTTTGTTTTTTGATGTGCTAATTTATCTTTTAATTCATCTTCTACTTGATTTAATGAATCAATAGCAGCATCATCTTTTGCTATTTCTAATTTCATGCTATCAACAGCATGTACTAAACTATCTTGTTTAGCTGTAAATTCTTTTGTTAAGCCAATATTTGATACTTTATCAAATGCTAACCATAACAAAATTAAAATTAAAATAATTGGTAATATATATTTTTTCATATTTTTATTTTTTAATACCTGCATAATATTGCATTCTACCTTTTGTCCATTCATCTAATGGTTCTGTTTCTACATCTTCAATTTCAATAGGCTCATATTTTTTGCCTGTAGCTTTTTCTTGACGTTGTTGTAAATACTTAGAACTAGCTAATAAACCATCCATTTTCTTTTGTAATCTATCTTTTAAATCACGTAAACGTTGAATTTCGTCTGATGGTCTATCACTAATATCGCCTGCAACACCTTTAGAGCGTTTAGTTTTTAAAATATCACTTTTAACTTTAGCTAAACGACCTTCAAGATCAGTGTATTGCATAAACGCTTCATAATCATCATCTGACATTGAAGCTGCACCTACATCTGCTTTTTCGATTTCACCTGCTTCAGGTTCTTCTTCATCACCTCTCATTACTTTAGCAAACATAGCGTCTACTTCTTCATCGCTTAAGTCTCTATCAATACCACCTTCAATACCAGTATCTTCAGCACCAGCTTCAACACCAGGTTCAGCAGCAGGACGAGATAAACGTGGAGCTCTTTGTTCACCTGATGGGATAATAACTCCATCAGCTACAAGTGCCATAAAATCAGCGTTAATTGGATTTTGCTTATCATATCCCATTGCCGATGCTACATCTACTTTTGACATTGGTTCTTCTGTAGCTTGCATAGCAGCAACGATTCTTGATTTTTTGCCTGTAAAGTCAGCTGCGGCTGCATCTGGAGCTAATTCGTATCGTACTGCAACATTTGCCATTTCATCTACTTGATCTTCAACAATTTCTTCTCTGCCTGAAGATAAGTCAGATTTTTGTGCCTGCAAAGCTTGGATTTTTTTAGTAATTGCGTTTAATTCTGCATCTTTAGCTGCTTTTTCAGTAGATGATATGTCCGCTTCGTTTACTGCCTCAGTAATAGCGGCGCGAATCATTTCTTGTAGTTCAGATCTTTTCATTTTATCAGTGTTGTGCATATAAATATTAAATGTTTTGTAAAATTGTAGCGATACGTTCCTCGGTTGTACCTTCTACCTCAATTAATTTATTAGGTTTAAATTCTTTTAATGATTCTTGTATAGCCCAATCAATTTTCATACGGTATCCTAAATCAGTTTCACGAACCCCGTTGTCTTCCATATCAACTCCACGCGGAGAAACATAAACAACTACATCATAATAATTACGAAGATGCATAGCTGCTTCAACAAATGCACGTTTTTCCCAATCTCCTATTGATTTTGCTGATAGAGTAAATGAGCATACATCCCATATTGTTCTATCTGTAATGATATTTGGTTGTAGTAATTCACTAGCACGCTCCGCTAAGAATATAAACTGACCAGGCAATGTAGAATCAGTATTCAATGGAATACCTAAGTTGCTAAGATATTTACTGCGTTCAGTTTGTACAACATGATCTTTAAAACGATCAATTTCACCTAATGCTCTAGCTAATGTAGTTTTACCCACACTCATTGTACCTGCTAATCCAATTTTCATTTTTTATTTCTATTATTTATTTTTTTCATTTGACGTGCTACTTTCTTCTGTTGCTTAACTTCTTTAGCCTGTTGTTTTAAGCGTTTCTCAGCACCAGCTTTATACTTAATATCTACCTCAATAGGTCCTCTATTAAATTTATCTAAATCAAATTTCCATGTTTCAATAGAATCATCATCCTCGTAAATCCTAGTGAATTTACGAGGTTGATCATCTATTTGTATTTCTTTTGGTCTTCCTCTCATACCGTAAATGTATAATATTTACTCTGCTTACACTCTAGCTCCTGCAGCTTTACCAACTGCTGTTTTATAAAAGGGAACACCATTAGCATCTTTTTTAAATGATTCCCATTGCAATTTAGTATATTTAACTCCAAATAAATAATACTCAGCAGCACGCTTATTACCCTGTGGGATATAAGCAGGACCATCAAAATTATGCATTTTACCGTCTAAATAATAAATAATACTTCCGTCTGTTGTTTTTATTCTTTTTGTCATATTAATATAAGTTTAATTTTTGATCAAGTTCCATTAATCCAATAAGTGCATTTTTTCTAATAATAGCTTCAGCTACATAAATTCCATGTGCACCAGATACTGTAATACCACGAGCTGAAAGGGCATCGCCTACAAAGTGTACGTTTGTAAAATCAACTAATGATAAATCATGATAATTAACTAGTGGTTCAGGTGATAGATATTTTACCTCAGGCATGTAAATACCCCAATCATCTTTCATTTTAGGAAATATAGTTTGCATATTAATAATAAAATCCTCAATATATTGAGCGTATTCTTCACCTAATGCATCAAACAAAATATCCATTGTATCTACTTGTACAGCAGATACTGTATTACCTTCTGATGTAAGTCCTGGTTTGCGAGTTTTATTTGGTGAATAATAAGTACCAGTACCATTAATTTGCAACTTTTGAACAACATCTCTACTCCAAGCAAATGGATCTTCAATACCCTTAATTTCCATTAGAATACCAAAATTAGTCATTTGGTTTTCAAATTCTTTACCTTTCTTGGCGTGACCATTATAGCTTATGTCGCCATAGGTTTCTTCGACAGCAACATATGCAGCATTATTGTTAGTACAAAAACTGCGAAGAGAAACATTAGGAAATTTTTGATAAAGTTTAAAATCATAAGATACGTCAATTAATTTTTGAAAATATTTTTGTGGTGCTTCAAATCGAACACCAATTTGTACTGATTTAGGTTCATTAGGTAGTTGAT